CCCGTCGCGCCCGGCCTCCACGGTGATCAGCCGTTGCGACAGGGCGCCCGTCGCCGTCGCCAGCGCCACCGCCTGGTCCGTGATCGCCGCGGTATTGCCGCCGACCGTGGCGGTCAGCGCCGTGATGTCCGCCGCAAGCGCCGTCTCGACGCCTTCGATCTCCAGCTGCAGCGTTTCGACTTCCGCCTCGACTTCGAGGCGCAGGGCGATCGCGTCGATCTCCGAGGCATTGGCCGCGCGCATGTCGAAGGAATGCACGATGACCCGCAGCGCCGCGTTGATGCCGGCGTAGAATTCCAGCCGGACCTCCGAGGCCGTTCCGGCGGGCTTTGTCTGGATGAACTGGATCAGCTGGCGGACCGTCACCGTCGGCCGGAACCCCAGCTTGTCGAGATCGCCGTTCGCGGTCGCGTGCATCGGGAACGCGCCGGTGACATAGGTCCCGCCGATGTTCCACCGCGCCCGCGCCCGGCCCGCAGCGAGCGAGCCGGAGACGTATTCCAGCATCAGCGAGACGACGACATAGTCCGTCTCGAGACTCGCCAGCGTGTTCATCTGGCCCGCGAGATAGCCCGCGCGCAGATAGGCCCCCGTCACGCTCGATGCGGAATTGACCTCCGCCGCGTGGTTGTCGAAGAACCCCGTGGCGTTGAAGGTGATCTCCGCCGGGTAATTGCCCTCCACCCAGTCGTCGGTCGCGTCGCCGGTCCAGTTGGCGAAGCCGGGGTCCTTGACCCAGCCGCCGGCCATCAGCCGCCCGACCGTGCCCGTGGCATCCGCCGCGGCGATGGCCAGCGTCATCGCCTCGTCGGCCAGGATGCTCGCGGCCTCCGCCGAGGCTTTGGCGGTGTTGATCTTGTCCGTGATCACCGCTGCGAGATCGTCCTCCTCGATCCGCAGGTCAAAGGTGGTCACGTCCAGCCAGGCCGACCACGGGCCGTCCTTGCCCGGCCGGCGGTAGCGCATCCGCACCTGATAGGCCGTCGCCGGCAGGATCCCTGCGGAGACGATCATCGTGCCCCGCGCCACGTCGGCCTGGACCGATTCCGCGATCGTCTCGCCCGGGTACTGATAGAGCGGCTGGCCCGGATATTCCTCCAGAACCGACAGGGACAGGTCGTCGTCGCTGAAATCCGCGCCGCCGGCCAGCGGCTCGTGATCGGGCTGCGCCGCGACCCGGATCACGTAGCGCACGCCGTTGACTTCCGAGACGTCCGGGTCCCAGTTCATCCGGATCGCCGGCCGCTTCTGACTGCCGTCCGCGGCGATCACATAGGCAGGCTCGACGGAAAACGGCGTCGGCAGCGGCAGCACCGGCAAGCGCCCGGTGTAGCCGACCGATGTGGGCAGCAGGTCGCCCTCGCCGAAGTCGTAATCGTTCGGATCGACCTCGCGCAGCGCCAGCGCCACGCAGCCGCTCGCCTGGTCCTCCTCCACCAGATCGACGAAGAACCGCTTATCCGCATAGCCGTTGCGGTCGCTTGTCCATTCCACCGCGTCCAGCGGCCCGACCCGGCAATCGGGCGGCAGCATCAGCGTATGGCGCCGCATCCGCCGGTGATCGGCCAGCGCCGCCTTGTCGAGCCGCTGGACCTGCGCCCGCGCCCAGACGCAGGGGTATTGCACCGAGGCGATGTTCTCCTGCCCGCCGTCCGCCGCCAGATATGCCGCCGACCGGCGCTCCGGCCCGGCCCGCGGTTGCCAGCCGTCCTCCGGCTCCGGGTATGTCGAGACGATGCCGTTATAGGTCTCGTCGAGACCGGGGAACGGGTCGAATTCGTCCGGCTCGCTCACGATCACGTCGTCGTCGGTGAAAGCGTAGACCGCCGCCGGCGGCGGGCCGACCGCGATCAGCCATTGCCCCGCGACTTCCGCGATCCGGCCCTGACAGGATGTCAGCAGCTCGCCGATGGCGTCCGCCGCGGTGTAATCGTCGGCCAGCGGGATCTCGATGCCCGCGCGATAGGCGGGCTCCGCGCCGCTCTCGCCGGCCGCGTCCGCATCGCAGGCGTTCATCGCCGCCGCCCATGTGGCGAGCGGCAACTGGAACTGCCCGACCCCGCCGCCGAACAGCACCTCGTCCGTGACCGGATCGCGCAGGCCCAGCAGGATGTTGTAGATCATCACCACCGGGTTGTCGGTGCGCGCCCATGTGCCCTGATCGTCGAACCGGTGCGGCCCCGAGCCGCCGGCGGTCGTGTCGAGCCGCGGGTCGTAGAGCGCCGCCCCGTCGACCTCGAAGACGCATTCCGGCTTGCCGCGATGAATCTCCGGATTGGTCCGCGCCGTGACGATGGCATAGGGAATGCCCCGGCCGATCATCTCCGCAATCCACGGCCGCGGGCCGCCCGGGAACATCGCCAGCAGCCCCGCGTCGGCCGTCGTCTGCGTCCCGTCGTGATACCTGATCCAGAGGTAGTAATTATCCTTCTTCGTCGACTTGTACTCGACGACCTGCGGCCCGTAGAGCGGATCGGAAATCCCGCTCAACCGCACCCATTCGCCGTTGACCATCACCCGCCGCAGCGCCGCGGGGAAATCGGCGATCTCCAGCACTTCCGTCAGGAAGGAATTCGGCGCATCGCCGGTCTTGCCCTGGCTGCCGATATAGACCCGGTGCCCGCGCGTGGCGAAACGCCCCAGGATGATCGTGGCGGGCACGTCCTCTCCGACCGTCTCGGAAACCCGGATGCCGGTGGCGAGCCGCTGCGCCGGGCGTTTCTGCAACGCCTGCCCCAGCGCCGACAGCCCCGCGCCGAGCGCGATCTGCGTGAAGGCCTTGAACGCGAGCGCGCCGAGGGTCGTGGCGGTGATCGCGGAAACGCCGGCGGTGACCGCCGTGACCAGCGGCGCGATCAGGGCTCCGACGGGAGGCATCTCAGACCCTCAGCGCCAGCGCGGCATCGGTGAGCGGCAGCTGCGCCAGCCCCTCGCGCCGCAGAACGAAGATCATCGGCCCGCCGACCACGCCCAGCGCCCCGCCCGCGTCGGTTTCGACCACCGCCAGATCGCCGACCTGCGCCCGGATCGCGGGGATCGACGGCCAGAGCGCCTTCGCCATGTCGACGTGATCGAGGAAGCCCGCTTTCTGCACCGCGCTCAACCCCGCTCTCATCGTCCGGTATTTGCCGCGCAGCCCGGCCGCCGGGTCGTCGCCTGTCATCGCCGCGACCGCCCCGGCCGCGAAGAGCGCGCAATCATGCTCGCCATAGCGGAACGGCCGCCCCCGCACCGCCGCGAGATAGTCCGCGAGACGCCCGCGCCAGCCAACGGGCCTCATTTCGACGACTCCAGGCCCCAGGGCACGTCCCACTGGCCCGCCGTGGCCGTATAGCGGCGGAACTTGTCGCCGGACCGCAGCCCCTGCGCCGCATGGCTCTTGCGCCGCGGGCGGGGGATGGTCAGCAGCCGCGCGGCGGAAACGCATTCGAGCGACAACACGGCATCCCCGCCCGGGGCGGGCCGCGGGATCGGCGCGCCGTTCACGAAGCCCATCCACAACGGCTCGACGCCGACCGGGACGCCGCTGTCCGGCTCGTAGGATCGTTTCTGGATCTGGACCTTCGCGCCGCGCGGCTCGTAGACCCGCAAGGCCGTGATCACCGCTGGCGAGACCGACGACAGCGTGACCGTGACGGGGCGCACCTCCATCCCGGCGTGCCAGCGGATCGCGTCGACCCCCAGCATCTCGCCGGCGCCGTAATAGGTCCGCGTGACCGATGCCCCGGTCCACATGTCCGTGTGCGAAATGTCTTCGGCATCCTCGCCGGTCCAGAGACCCAGCGCCGCCGGCAGGCCGGTGTCGCGTTCCCTGCCCTCGATCCAGAACATCAGCCGCGTCATCAGCCCCGAGCGACGCGCGCGGATGTTCTGCGCCGCCGTGTCGACCGCTCGAACCATCAGAACGTCTCCAGCGCGCGGAACGTGATGCCGTTCGCTACCGCCGGCTCGTCGCTGCCGGGATCGAAATCGACCAGCCGCATCTTCGCCACGGGCTTCTTCAGCCGCACCGCGTTGCCGGCCGCCATCCCCGCCTTCGGCGCGGGCGTGACCTCGAAGAACCCGGTGACCCCGGACCCGTTCGCGGTGATGTCCTCATCGACCTCGAAGAGCGCCGTGCGCTCGGGCGACGCCCCGTAGGTCACCGACAGCATGTCGCCCCATTTCAGGGCATAGGACGCCGGCAACCCGGTCAGCGTGATCTGCCGCCCGGAAATCGCGCCGATGGTCACCGTCGACGCGCCGAGGATCGTCCCGCCCGGATCCATGCGCGGAAACGGCGCGGCCGGGTTGTGCAAATAGAAGGCGTTGTGCGGCCCGATCCGTCGCAGCATGGCGCGGACCTTGCGCGCGTCGTCGCCGGCCGATGCCGCCAGCGCGATCTCGGCGGCCCATTTCGGCGCGGCGATCGCGCTCGTCACCAGCGCGCCCGAGGCGATGCCCGATGTGATCACGTATTCCTCGAGCCGCCACGCGACGCTGCGCACGCGCAGGGTTTCCGCGAAGACCGTCGAGGCGATGGGAAAGGTGATCGCCATGGCTCAGCCCCGCTTCCACGGATCGCGGCCGATGCCGGCCAGCCGGTCCGGCAACCCGCGGTCGTATTGCGCCAGATGCCCCTGCACGATCCGCACCGACTGGCCCTGCGCCTGCTCGACGATGCGCGCCTGCAGGTCCGGCGAGAGCGTGACCTCCACCCGCGCCATGCCGCCGCCGAAATCTCCGTTCGGCGTGACGCGGCTTCCGCGCGGCAGGTTGACCAGCTCCGGGCCGCGTTCGCCCACCAGCGCCAGCCCGCCGGGCGCGAAATTCGTGCCGTTGGCGAAGCCGGGGATCTTCAGACCGCCGAGAAACCCGGTAATCCCGCTCTGCAGCAGTTGTCCGCCGATCTGGCGCAGAAGCCCGGACATCGCGTCGCGGAAATCCGTGGCCCCTGTCAGCACGCCCGCGAAGGTATTGGCGATCTCGTCCGCGAACCCGCCGAGCTCGCCCGTCACGTCCTTCATGCCGGCCGTGAGACCCTGCGAAAGGCCCTCCATCACATAGCCGCCGATCTCCGCGAACACCTTCGACGGCGAGGAAATCCCCAGCCGCTCGCGCACCCATTCCGGCAGCATGTCGGAGAAGCCTTTGATCTTCTCCTTGATCCAGGCGATCTTTTCCTCGATGCCGCGCCAGATGCCGTCGATGATGTCCCGGCCGATCTGCAGGAACTGGTCAGGCAGCGCCTGGAACGTCGCCGTGACGTCGCTGGCGAATTGCGCAATCCCGTCGCCGGCGTCCCGGACGAAGCCGACGACGGCCGCGCCGGCCTTCACCACGTTGATCGCGAATTCGATCATCTGCGCGACGACCTCCGCCACGGCCGGGCCGTTCTCGACCAGCCAGTCGGTGAACTGCACCAGGTAGGGCAGCAGCCGCTCGGACAGATCGGCCGAGATCGCCCCGAAGGCCCCGCCGAGCCGCGTGAGGTTGTCGTTGAACGCCTCCGCGTTCTTGCCCATCTCCGTCGAGATGACCTGGCCGAAGGTATCGGCCTCCGCCATCAGGCTGCCCAGCGCCTCCGCGCCGCCGTTCAGCATCGGGATCATGTCCTTGCCCGATCGACCCATCAGGTCCATCGCCAGCGCGGTCTTTTCCGCGCCGTCCGGCATCGCCGCGAACCGCTCGGAGATGTCTTTCATCACGTCGCTGGACGCGCGCAGGTTGCCCTCGGAATCCGTGACGCTGATCCCCAGCGCCTCGAAGGCCGCCGCGCCCTCGCCGACCCCGACCCTGGCGTCGGCCATGTTCTTCGACAGCTTGCCGACGGCCGTCTGCAACCCCTCGAAGCTGACCCCGCTCAGATCGGCGGCGTATTTCAGCCGGGACAGTTCCTCGGTCGGAATGCCGATCTTCTGCGCCGCCTTCGACATGTCGTCGGCGGCGTTGATCGTCGTCCGCATCGACGCGGCAAGCGCCACGCCGCCGGCAGCCGCGGCTGCGGCGACCGCCAGCGCGCCGGTCTTGGCGAGGGCACCGAACTTGGCGAGCCCGCTCCGGGACTTCTTCAGGCCCTCCTGGAACGCCGCCGTGTCGAGGCCCAGATTGACCCGCAGCGCGCCGATCACCGATGCCGCCATTTACTGGATCCTCTTCGTGGCAACCTTCCACATGGCGATGGTCGCGCGGATGTCCGCGGCGCTCTGCCCGGTGGACGGCATCAGGTCAGCGAGATCGGGGAACCGCTTCGTGCGCGGCAGGGCGGCGACATGCCAGGCGAGCCAGGCCCGGCCGCGCTGCTCCAGCGCCAGCCGGTCGCGCGCGCCGGCCATGTGGATGGCGTACTCTCGCGGCGTGAGTTGCCAGAATGCAGCGGGCGAGAAGCCAGCGGAAACGTACTGCCGCAACAGGTCGGACCACTTCAGCCTTTCGCCCGCGCCGCTTTTCCCGGCTTGCCCTTGGCCGCCTCCGGTGATGCATTGGCCAAATCGGGCATTGTCCGCAAAAGCAGTTTCCCCAACATGTCCATAGACGACTGCAACCCGATGGCGTCGAGCGCATCGCCAGCGTCCTCCGCAGTCGTTTCAGGCTGGTGACGCTTCATGGCCACCAACATGATCATCCGCATCAGTCGCAGCGACGGCTTGTCGAAATCAACCTTCAAGCCGGCGTCGCTCGCCATGTCCTCCAGCGCGCAGAGAGCATTGAAATCCAACACCAGGGTGATATCCTTGGCGCCGGCCTTGACCGCGACCTCGCCCCTCTCGGCATTGGCCATCATGCGACGGCGTAGGTGCCGGTCAGCTTGAAGGTCAGCGTCGCGGACAACCTGTCGTCATGGGTGATCTCGCCTGGCTGATAGCCGGTCATGATCGCCGCGAAAGTCCAGGTATCGGAATTGTTGTAGGTGATGCGGTAGTTGCCCACCTCGCCGGTGTTGCGGATCGCCTGCAGCACCGTGTCGTCGGCCCCGCCGGGGATGAAGTTGATCACCACCTGGCACTCGCCGGGGTCCGAGAAACCGGCGCGGAATTCCTTGGTCCGGTCCGGGCTCGACAGATGCGTGACCTCGTAGATGTCGAGCGCGTCCGAGGGCGGCGTGATGCTCATCACCTCCGCCAGCGCGGTGAAAACCTCCGGCGTCTCGCCGTCGCCGATGGCGAACGTCGTCTGGTATCCGTCGATTGCCGACGATGCAGCCATGATCAGGCCTCCTTGTGGTGCAGGATGAAGTCGAGCGATATGCGAACCGGCCGCTCGTCCCCGGTAATTTCGGGCGCGGTCAGGTCGCGCGCGCTTTCAAGAAAGATGCCGCCGAAGGCCGTGCCGCCGACCGTCCCGCGATACCCGTTCAACCGCGCCGTCACCGCCCGCTCCAGCGCCGCGGCGCCGGCGAGGCTCAGCGCGTAGCAATCCGCCTGCACGCGCGTCGCGATCAGGTCCGTGACCCCGGCGACGCCGGCATAGGGCGCGCCGCTCACCCGCGTCAGCACGACGGCCGGGTATCCCGACCCCTGCGCCCGCTCACCCCAGACGACGCGCGCACCCGCCAGCCCGGCGATGGCCGCATCGGCCAGCAGGAACGTCCGCAAGTCTTCCTGCATCGGATCAGCCTTTCGCCGCCAGCTTCGCCGCGCGCTTCGCCTTGCGCGCCGCCGCCTTCGATATTTCCACCCAGAGATCGCGGCCGACCTCGCCCGGCATCACGCCCTTTTCGGCGTCCCATGCCGGGCGCATGAATGGCTCAGCCGGTCCGCGGCCCGTGTACCTGCCGGATTTCTTCTGAAACCGCTCGCCGGTCCCGAACTCGATCAGATGCGCGTGTGGGGCTGTCGCCTCCGCCGTCATCTCGGTGTAGAACCGCCCGGCCTTCGCGGTGTTGCGGGTGACCCGCCGCGCCGCCTTGGTCTTGCTCGTCGTGACCACGATGCTTTCGGCGAGCCCGCCGCTCCGCTTCGAATTCGCCTCCACCGTCGCTTTCGCCCGGTCCGCGACCGGCTGCAACGCGCGCTTGACCACCCGCCTGGCAACCGCCTTGCCGAGGCTCTTGCCCAGATCGCGCAGCGCGGCCTCGGTCTCGCGCAGGCCCTCGACGGAAACGGTCGTGGTCACCATCACTCCGCCCTCGCCGATGCCGTGATCTCCTGGCCGACACGCCGGCCGATTTCCTTCACGCCGACAATATTGTAGGTCCGTCCATCGTAGGTGACCCGGTCCTCGACCACGACACCGAGACCCCAGCGGATGCGGAAACGCGTCGTGACGTCCGCCGCCACCTCCGCCGCACGCCACCGCTCGCCATCGCTGATCGGCGTCACCTCGGCCCAGACCTCGCCCAGCGTCGACCAGGTCGGAACCTCGCCACCGAAATCGTCCACCGTCACGCTCGCGCGCTCCACGGTGATCCGGCGATCCAGAGCCCCGGCCGCCAGCATCACGGTCACGTCGTCGCCGCCTGAGCGGTGGCGTTCGAATCTGTACTCTGCTTGACGAGCACCTTCGAGATCGGCGCGGCGTAGCCAGCCGTGCCGTTCTGCTGGCAACCGATGTAAAGTTCTTCCATCGGCGCGTCTGCCATCAGGTTGTCATTGAAGGTCTTTAACAATGACCCTCCCTTGAACCACTTTATTGAGCTGGAGGAGGTAGTTAATCCGAATTTGCTCGTCGCGCCTGTCGCGATGGTCGTGAATGTGCCGGAAGTTATGTTGCTATAACCTTGCTTTGCGCTACCGTTGATATTGAACGGCGATGAGCCGTCGTAGCCGTCCCGCGCGATCTCAACGCCGTTCGCATTGCCCGATCCGGCATCGTGCAGGAAGCAGACCGTGTGGTAGACCCCGGATACATGCGCGGGTGTCCCGACTGTCAGATAGATGCTCCAATCTGAACTGCTGGGCAGAACGACCTTCAGACCCTCTCCGCTGACCGGCGTGTACGCGGACCCGGAGAACGATGCGATGGGGTCCGACAGATACCCGACCTCTGCCCAGCCAAGGAATGTCGCCACACTGTCCGTGATCTTTTCCCCGACCTTGAAGAAGCTCTCAGCCGGCGAGATCGCGACGACATAACCCGGATACAGGTCGGTTACCGGCTCGGTAATCGTCAGTGTGTAGGCGAGCGTGTCCGTCAGCCCGCGTGCATCGGTGGCAGTTACAGTGACTGTGCGGGTGTTGTCGCCGCCGTCGGCCCATGTCTGCGCGGAAAGCGTGAGGTTTGTGCCGCTCGTCCCGAAGCCGTCCGCATTGTCGGAAAGGGAAATAGACGAGATCGGGGAAAGCGTCGTGATCGCCAGAGAGAAAGCAGTTGTCCCGTCGCCGGTCAGGTTGCCGGTTGCGGCGGTCGTGATGTTCGGGGCACCGAACCAATTCTTGAACTCCGCCCCGGTGAGCGGGTACTGGCCCGACGACAGCTTGGTGTCGATGTCGAGATTGCTGTCCCAGTAGGTCGCATAGAACACGCCGTTGTCAACTATCCAGTCCGCGAAGAGCGCGACGTATGCCGCCTGCGAGCTGGTCTCCGTCGCCGGGCCCGGCTCGCCCACATTGGCCCCCTGCGAGGCTTTCACGCCCCATTCCGGGATGCAGATCGGCTTGCTTTCGGCCGCGCCCTTGGCGACGAGCCAGTCGAGGCCGTAGGTGTCCGTCTTGATGAAGCCGAAATAGCCGGTGCCGTCGCCGGCGTTGGACCCGGCGTTGTAGTAAACGTCCATGCCGATGAGATCGACATAGGCAGCACCCGGCCATGAAAGGTCAGGATCACTCTGCCCCTCGTTCGGGCACCAGATGAACTTGAAGCGGCTGGACGCGGCGCGGAAGCGGGTCACGAAATGGACCCACATCGCCTTGAAGTAATCGCCGTTTGTGCTGTCCTGCGCCGCCCAGGGTTGCCAGTTGCCGTTCTGCTCCCATCCCGTGCGGATCAGGATCGGCCCGGACGGTTTGTTGTGCGCCGCGAGCACGGCTGCCGCGATTGTGTCGTAGTTGGAATTGTAGGAACCGGACGCCGCAGCGGAGAGCGTCGTCCCCGAGGAAAGCATGGGCGGAATCGACCACACGATCGCCTGATCGGCCGCCGCGTTGAGCGTCCCGAAATCCGAGATGCTGGTTGCCATCCCGCCCCAGGACGACCGATCCGCGTGCTTGTCCACCAGATCGACGGCAGCGCCGAGCCATGTCTGGAAATCGTCGGCCTCGTCGGTTCCGGACCACACGCCGAGCGCGGCCGTCTGCCCGTTGCGCGTGAAGATGTCCGTCAATTCCACAGGCGCGCGAGGAGGCGCGCTCACAGCCGGGCCGTTCCCTCCGTAAAAGCGCAGGCCGAGCATCATGTGAACGTCCCCATGCCGATCGCGGACACGTTCGCGCCGGTCGTCAGCTTCCACGCCCCCGACACGCTCTTGATGCCGAGCGGCACGAAGAACGGCACCAGGTTGCTGACGCTGTCGGTCCCGCCGGTGAAGATCGTGATCGAGGTCGCGTTGTCGAGCAGCGTCACCGCACCCGGCGATGTCGTCGCCGGCACGATCAACACGCCGGCGATGTAGTCGCCCGTGGCGCCGGTCGCGCCGAGCACCTGCGCCGTCTGCGAGGCGGCCACCGTCTCGTAGCCCGTGCCTGCCGGCGTGACGCTGCCGATGTTGTTCGTTCCAGCCGGAAGCGCCGGGAGCGACGTCACGTCGACGTCGCCGATGTCCACGCCGGAATTCGCCGCCAGCTTGCCGATCGCGGCCGATCCCGCCGCCAGTGTCACGTTCTGCGCGGCCGTGCTGTCGAGCGCGACCCAGAGAGCGCCGCGCGCATTGGTTTGCGCCCGGACATAATCGCCATCCGCCGGGGTCAGCGTCGCCAGCGTGTCCGTCCGCTTGACCAGCGCCGCAACGCCGGTATCGGTCGAGCCGACGGCCGAATCCACCGCTTTGCCAAGATGGGTCGCGCTCGTGCCGGGAATGACCCGCGTCACGTCGACATCGAGCCCGTTCGTCGCATCGCCGGGAACCAGCGCGCCGGCGGCCGTGACGTTGACCGCCAGGGCGCCGTTGCGCAGCGCCCAGAGGCGAACCGCGTCCGCATCGGCGGACACGTTCGTCGGCGCCGCGGCCGAGGCATAGGCCCCGAGCAGCAGCGGATTGCCTGCCGCTGCGGCATCGTGCGCGGCATCGCCGACGACCTCGGTCGTATCCGTGCTCGCCTTGAGCGTGACCGGCAAAGGGTTTCCGGTCGCCACGTCGCCCGCGTTCGTACCATCCGCGCCGTGGATCAGCTTGACCCGCTGGAACTTGACGCCCGCGATGTCGTCGGAGCCGATGACGTCGCCGCCGGACCCGATGTTGAGCGTTGTGTTGTCAGCCATTTACAGGTCCCTCATGCCGCCGTGCGCCGTCGCGTCTGCAGGTTGGCCGGGCGACGGCCGGTGTTCAGGTTGTCCGGCCGGATGCCGTGGATCGTGGCCCGCCGGGGCCGCAGCGCGAAGACCGGCGCCG